GTGTTATAAATATCGACCAGCCCACCTCTGGTTACGATGTGTTGATTATATCACATTTTCTTCTTAGCCATAAGTCCACCTTTAGCCATAGCTGGTTCTTTAGTTGGTGTGAAATATGGAGCTAGATTATTCATAAACTGTTGGTCATTCATGGTTCCAGCAGGGGGAGGTGCTTGAAATTGTGTTTGATCTGTAGCCATTCCTCCCATAGCCATTTCAGTTTCAGAAGGCTCTTCTTCTTTTGGCATGCCTGCCATAATACTATCAATGCTTTTAGAAAACTCATCACCATGTAAAGCTTCTGGATCTTCAACTTGATCAGCATTACCCATCTGACCAATCTCATCCATCCTACGCAAGCCTTCTTTAGCTAAGTCACGAATTTGCATAAGTCTTTCTAGACCAACATAGCGCACAACATCAGCAGGGAAAACAAATTCACCCTCACTCAGCTTAGCACTGATGTCATCTCTCACTTCATTCTGCATAGCGCCGGGAGGCACTTCATTACCGCTAACTGGATCTACTGTACCGCCTTCATCAGCCATGCCGCCTTCGGCAAATCTTTTGTTGTACGTTACACCGCCGCCAGTTACTTTACCTTTGAATTCACCGCCTGTTGGCTTAAATCCTCCACCTTCAATATACACACTAATGTCTGCGTCTTTGCCAATGCTTTTGGAAAACCCAGCCCTGCCGCCGCCACCTGTACCATATTTGTCAGAGTTGATTTGACCTTGAATATGGGGTTTAAACTTGTCTTCTGCTTTGCCGCCTTCTGCAAAAAGGCTTTGTGTTTGATTGTTATACATTTACTTCATCCTTTAAATATTTTAAGCGGCGTAATGCAGCAATAGATCCTTGTGCTTGATAGATGTCTTGTACATCCTTTGATTGCTCCAGCTTCTTATGGCAGGAAGCAATCTCAAAGTCAAGCAATTCTAAAAAAGCTTCCCATTGATTGTTTGTATTTACAAACGTCTTTAGTTTAGATAGGTGGGGCTTGGACATTTCCACTAAATCCTTGTTCTTGTGGTGCTGGAGGGGTTCCTACACCAATATTACCACCACCACCACCTGTCATATCAGCAACTCCGGGAGGCCCTGCAACGCCTTGTGGGGGCTGTCCTGCTGCCTCTGGTGGAGGAGTGGGAGAGTTTTGCTGCATCAGTGTTGCTTGACGCATGGCTTCATCCATGTTGTTAGTCACCTTGTCTGGATCTAAGTCCATGCTCTTTGCAATTTCTCTTATGATGTAAGGGAACTTAGCAAAGGGCATAAGAGAAGGTTGGCTAGCTATCTGCAAAAATTGCATCAAGCGTTGGCTTCTAACCTCATTAGCCATCAAGCTCTCAGTGCCTTTTGCACTAACTTCTAAATCACCTTTGATTTCTGGATCAAAGTCAAACTGCATATTGAAGTTGAAGAAAGCTTGACCAATAGGCCCAAGCAAATAATCATCTAAGTTTTTAATAACAGTTTTAATACTACCGCTTGCAGCATTCATCAACATACTAATGCCACTGGCTGTGCGTCCTACACCAGAAACACCTGTCTGTCCGTAAGAGAAAGCAGGAAGACCTGTAGACTCATCAGCTAGTTGTCTAGCCTTATCAAACAGTTGTAAGTTTTCTTGTGAGACATTAGGAAACTTTGTACCAAACAAAGCTTGACCCGGAGCACCACCCTGTCTTCTAAACACTTTGCCGGGATAGACAGACAGGTCTTGACCGGGAACAAGGTTGGTTTCATCAACCTCAAATACAAGGTTGCCAGAAAGAACCGCATTATCCACTGCCATACGCATGAAACCATTCATTAGGGTTTGGGTGTCGTCCATGTTTTCGGCGACACCTACACCTGCTAGAGAGTAGGGGTTTAGTTCATATGGCACAGCATAATAGGGTATCTTTGCTGGCTTAAACGGATTGAGAACAAGTCTCAAAATCTTTCCATTACAGAACCAAATGTTTGCTTGCAGTTCACCAGCATCCACCATATCTTCTGGAACAGTAATATCGTTCTCTTCAAGGAGGTCAAGGTCTACATTACCCCAATACTCCAACACTTCAAAGCGTTCAACACCAAAGTTTGGTGTGTAGTCTCTGAGGTCATCTTCCCAATATTTTTTAATGTAGCCTTCGCCTTCAGCTATGATTTGATCAATCACATTCTCTCTGAAGTGAGGACGCTTCTTCAACCCTCTAAGCTGAGTGCGGCTCATCTTATGACGTTCAATAACATACTGACACTCATCAGTGTTAGTTGCGTCTGGATCCCAATAGAAGTTCCAAAGGGAAACATGAGAAGCTTCTGGTACAGTTTTAATCAATGGCTTATATGAACCAGTTTCATCCCAACTAGCATATTCTTTGTTAACAGCAAAAGGGCCTTTCATAACACCAGTGCCAAACAAAGCCATCTCAAAAGCTGTAGATCTTAAATGCTTAGAAGCACCTGTCTCATCAAGCTGGTCATGTATTTTCTTTTCCATCTTCTTAGCTGCAACAGTGGCAGGACTAAACGTCATAGAAGAAGGAGTGACACCCGGCCCTGCTTTTAAATTAGGCAGGTCTTTAAGATCGTCTTTCATAGACCCCAACATTTGCTCAAGAGTATCTAAGTCAAAACCTTTTGGAATGTTTGCACTGTTCTCACCAAAAGGAATTTCAGTTGGCATAGCAGAAGCACCACCAGCAGCCATCTCTTTAGGATCTGAATGCACATCAGCCAGCACACCGTCTGGTAACACTGTGGGATCTACACTGAGCGGGAATTTATTATTTGAGAACAACACTTCTGCAATTTGACTATAGGCAGCTAGCGTTTTTGTCTTAGTAACTTTAATAAAGACACGGGACTTTTCAGTTTCTGTGAATTGAACATCAGGGCCATAGATGCCTCTGTAGTTTCTATAAGCACGTAGCCAACGGCTTTCATCTGCCCGTCTGCTTTCCTCTGACCTTGTGTATCGTTCTTGTATATACGTAATTAAACTGTCGCCAGAGAAGCCTTCTTCATCTATATTCTTTACGTCTTCTAAAGCTAGAGTTTTATCCCCAAGCATTGGTTTATTCTGTGCCATGTTGTTCCTTAATATCCAAATAATGGGTCAGCAATTCTAGCCCCAGAAGACTTAGAAGACGCTGGATTATAATCAAATACACTGCTGCGTGGTCTACTCATAACGCCATATCTAATAGCATCAAATAAATGGTCTTCACCCTTTGTGTCTACGTCCTCTGGCTTCTTCTTGTCCAGTTGGATGATAGGAAGCTGAGCAATAGTGTTTGTACAGTTGCTTGTTATAACCATTCTTGGTTGTTCTGTAAATGGGTCAAGTTGTAGTCTTCTGTGCAGTTCGTTCTTGCCTGACACTCTACTACCAGCACTTCTATCTGCTGGCCTCCATCTACAGCCCTCCATAATCATCTGTTCAGCTAGTGAAGGCCCTGTGTCTCCACGCTTATGCCAGCAACTACTGTCCAAAACACCATATCTAATACCACCATCGTGCTCTTCAGCCCTCAATATCATGTGGGCAAGGTCTTTAGCCAGCACTTTGCTAACATAAAGCTCTCTATACACCACCAATTGCTCACTTGGGGTGACAGCAAACCACACAACAGCACTAAAACTACCATATCCGTAGTCACAAGCCCTGAACTTTGTCCAGTTTTTGGGGATATCAAAGCTATTTACCACATGAATAGCCCTGTTAAACTCAGGAAACGCTGCTCCTTCTGCTACATCCCAATTTCCTTCAAGCAATTGCTTACGTTGGTGTTCCGGCAAGGACAACAACATGGTTTCATAGTCACCACCATCAGCCAAATAGGGGTTATCCGACAACATTGCAGGAATAAACCGCCTCTTAAACAGCGGTTGACCCTCTCTGCTGTGTCCTATGGGGTAAGATAGTGTCTTACTTGTCTCAATGTCTGTGGCCCAAAAGGACTTTCCAGCAGGAGCAGGGTCAATAAACATCTTCTTAACCCAAGAATGACCCGGCCCACCCGGATTTGTTGTAGCTCTCATAAA